GATGATATCTTAGAAAAGTTAGTAAAAGAAGTTGAGCAAGGTAAACGCTTTACTCCACCTGTTAAAAGTTTATTTACTACATTAGAAAAGTGTTCTTTAGATGACGTTAAAGTAGTTATCATAGGACAAGATCCATATCCACAATTAGGTGTTGCTGATGGTATTGCATTTAGCTGTAGTAATACAGGTAAGATTGAGAAGTCTTTACAATATATGCATGCTAGTATAAAAGAAACAGTTGATGTGGGATATGTAGGAAGCGCAGATTTGTCACCCTGGGTAGAACAAGGTGTATTAATGTTGAACTCAGCATTAACTACAACTATTGGTAAGCCAGGTACACATCAAGAATCGTGGCAACCATTTATCGCATACCTCCTAGATATACTAACACATGCTAAAGACAATTTAGTTTATGTATTTCTAGGTAAGAAAGCCCAAGAATTTGCTGATATGGTACCAGATAGTAATTGTAAGATTATGGTATCACATCCAGCTAGCGCTGCTTATAATGGTAGCAAATGGGATTGTAATGATATGTGGAATAAAATTAACCAACATTTAGAAGAAAATGGGCAGCAGAGAATTTCCTGGTAAGATAAAAGTAACTGCTAAACTTGATCCAAGATTTGGAGAAATGTGGTTTATCATATCAGCATCTGGTAGATCTGATGTAGAAAATAAATGCCTGTATGATGGCTTATCCATCTTTGGTATTAAGCTGGACACAGCTAGAAAAATTGTAGAAGAAATGAGTAATGACTTAAAACATAGACGTTACTTTAATATTCATTTAACAGAATATAGAAAATATGAAAAAGAGGAAGAGTCCCAAACAAGAGATAGCTGACCTAAGAGTTGGCATCAATGAAGATTTATTAAGATTAAACCATGAACTTAATAGTGCTGTTAATAAGTTTTTTAATAATGCTATTAAACACATTAGTAATTATAATAAGACTGACTTGACCTTTAATAAACTAGTTATTGGCATCACAGATTTTAATGAGTTAGTAGATATAGTGGAAGAATTATTCCCTGTTGATGCAGCATTCAGCAAGAACATTAGATATCGTGGTGAAAGAGCTGTGGCTATTAGACAAGTTACCTATACTATTGGTGTAGAGTTAGGTCTTAGCTATTCACATATGGTAAGAGTATTAAACAATAGACATGGTGCTAAAGTATCTCACCATTCTAATATGATACACGCGGGATCGGTTGTAACTAATGCTATAGAGATGGGAGATAGGGTTATACTATCCGTATGGAATAAAATTATGGAAACTCTTAACTCTAGAAAAGAAACCTTTGTAAATTTGAAGCTAAAAGAATTAGAAGATGAAAGAACTATTTAACCATCTTATAACTATTGGAATATCTCCTAATGCTTATTATCTACTATGGTCCATATATAATGGAACATCACCACAAAATATAAAAGTGCCATTAGAAATGCGAGCTATGATTCAAAAACAATTTATAGATAGTGAGGGTAAATTAACTTCTAAAGGTTTAGAAGTTGTAAGATTTAACTCTAATGTTAAAAATGCCTTACCTATAGATGCTAGTGACAATATTGAAAAATACATTTTGATTTTCCCCAAAGGTAAACTGCCTAGTGGTAAAGCAGCTCGTGTTAACAAAAAGAATATTGAAGATGCTTTTACATGGTTCTTTAAAAATTATACGTATGATTGGGATACAATTCTACGTGCAACATTGTACTATATAGAGACTTATGAAAAGACTAACTATATGTACATGAAGAATTCGCAGTACTTTATACGTAAGCAGAACACTGATAAGTCTTGGGACTCAGAGCTTGCTAACTACTGTGAGATAATTATTAACGGTGAAGATGAAGATGACGCACCACATTTTAGTGATAACGTAGTATGATTAGGAGACTATTTACTAAGGAAGGGATGTTAGCAATGAGTGTTAGTATCTTTTTTTCCATACTTACTTGGTTCATTACCAATAAGTTTATTATTGATATTAGCTTAGGCCAATATTTTTGTATTGAAATTATCTTGCTTTTACTGAATTATTTTTATACATTCGTAATGCAAAAATTACAACTACCTCGTGTCGACTAAACACGGGGTTTTTTATCCTTAATATATGACAACAAAGAAAAAAAATACGTCCTGGCAAAGCCAGCGCGAAGGATTTCTTGACTCTTTGAAGTACATGAAAGGGCGTCAACAAGGACAAATTAAAAGTCTAAAGACACCCTGGGATAAGTTTAATGATGCTACAACTAGCGGATTAGAATGGAACTCAATGACGGTTATTGGCGGAAGACCAGCAAGTGGGAAAACTCTAATCAAAGATCAAATAGTACGTGAAGCTTTTATCTTGAACAAAGGTGAAAACTTTAGAGTACTGGAATTTCAGTTTGAAATGATAGCTCGTACTTCAGCTATCCGTGAATACTCCAGTGTACTTGGTAAACCCTATAAGTACTTATGCAGTGCTGCAGGGACAATTACCGATGAAGATCTACAAGTGTGTTATAATTATGCTAAAGAAAGAGTCCAGTACCCTATAGATATCGTAGAGGATCCTTGTACAGTTAATGAATTTAAAGAAATCATTAAGGACTACATGGAGTACTATGCTGAATCTGATGAAGATGGGGAAAAAGTCTTTAAGAAAACAATTGTAACACTAGACCACTCGCTCTTATTGAAGAAGGCACCCTTCGAGAAGGACAAGTATGACACGTTGTATAATTTAGGTGAGGCGCTAACGGAACTTAAACGTAAGTATCCTATAGCATTTATCATCTTAAGTCAGCTTAATAGGAATATTGATAATCCTGAACGTAGTGAGGACGGTAAATATGGTAATTTCATATTAGAGTCTGACCTATTTGGAGCTGACGCTTTATTGCAACATGCTGATACTTTAGTGGGCATTAATAGGCCTGGGAAACAAAAGATACGCTTATACGGACCCGATAGATATATTATCGAGGATGATAAGGTTCTTGTAATGCATTTTATCAAATGCCGTAATGGTGATGCTAGAATGAGTTTCTTTAAGGCTGAGTTTGAGAAGATGAGAATTGTTGAAATGGCTACGCCGCCACAACAAGAAAGAAAAATTAAATTTTAATAAGTTATGTCAATAAGTACAGCAACAAAAGCAGAAAATCCAAAAGACAAAATCACGGAACTTAGAAAGTACCATGAAAGTACATTTGAAGCTTTAGGCATTCCTGATGCACTTTACATTCCTAAGTTAATCTATCGCCCACAAGGTAAAGATGAAATGCACTTTAGTATGTTTGTTGGTGAGCTACGTAAAGAACAAGATGTTTATACCGAAGCTGTTAGCCAATCTAAAGATCCTGAAGATATTAATCGCACCTTATACATGTGGCGTTATAACCCACATTGGTTGGAAGAATATGATACCACCGAGCCTATGGCTAATGGTCAAGTAAGATATCTTATTCCAGCTTCTGAGTTAGTAAAGGTTAACATACCTGGAAAAGTAGAAAAGAAAACCATTGCAACTAAAGGTACACCAGCCGCACCACTAACTATGGACTTTGATGAAATCTTAGATCCTAATAGCGATGCGCCTATTGATCAGCTAACCATACGCGATTTAGCTGCAATATTGTTAAAGAAACCTGTTAGTACAAAGAAATGGTTAAATGAATTAGTAAAATAATATGGAAATTAAATTGCCTCTAGAAAAAGTTAAGGCTGAATCACATAGTCCTAGCAACCTTATTATTTTCTCAAAGCCTAAGACTGGTAAAACAACCTTGTTTGCCAACTTAGAGAACTGTCTCATTCTTGATTTAGAAAATGGCGCTGATTATATTGACGCTATAAAGATTAAGGCAAGTTCTGTTGAAGAAATTAAGCACATTGGTAAAGCAATTAAAGATGCTGGCAATCCCTATAAATATGTTGCAGTAGATACAATCACTGCACTTGAGGAGATGTGTATTCCTTATGCCGAGGAACTTTATTCTAGAACACCTATGGGAAAGAACTGGTTTAGTTCTGGTAAAGCACAATACGGAAGTATTCTTAGCCTACCTAATGGTGCTGGATATCCTTATCTCAGAGAAGCTTTTACGAAGGTAGTTGATTATATCAAAACCTGGGCTCCTAGAACTATATTAGTAGGACACGTAAAGGATACTATGCTTGAGAAAAACGGTTCCGAGTTTAACTCTTTAGACTTGGACTTAACCGGTAAATTAAAGAGAATCTCTTGCTCAAATTCAGATGCAATTGGTTACTTATATCGCAAAGGCAAAACTAACATCTTAAGCTTTAAAACTTCAGATGAGATTGCTTGTGGTGCAAGACCTGAGCACTTGAGAAATCAAGAGTTTATTGTATCTGAATTAACAGAAGACAATAAGATAAACGTAGATTGGAGTAAAATTTATATTGATTAACCCTAAGTAAAATGATAAGTACAAAAGATGTAATCGGTACTACTGGTGGGACCAGTGTGCCTAAAGTAATTCAACCAGGTAACAATGAGTGCACAGTGTTGAATATTAAGCTAGAACCAGCTCGCTTTAAAGAAGGTGGTTATGATATCATCCTTAATGTTGAAGGTCCAGATATGGGCGAAGGCTTTGAGGGATTTTGGATTAACAAAGATGATGAGTCTTTGGGACGTCACAAAGGTCAAGTAGGTCGCATTCGTGCTACCGAGTATCCTTATGCTGATGGTGTTACCAAGACTGGTGTTCAAATTAGCCGTGATAAAGAATTGCTACGCTTCTTGCAAACATTTTGTAAAGAAACTCATAGCTTAGGCTGGTTTGCTGATCAAGATAACAAGCATGAGACAATTGAGTCTTTGTTTGAAGCTCTTAACAATGATAAGCCTTTTGCTGGTAGAGTTCTTCGCGTGTGTGTTGCAGGTAAAGAATATATCAACAAAGAGGGTTATACGAACTTTGATCTTTATCTACCTAAATATAATCGTGGACAAGTTCCATTTGAGACTATTGAAGTAGAAGAAGGTAAAAGCAAAGTAATGCCTTATGATGAGCAAATTCACATTAAGAAACGTAAAGTAGAAAGTGTGAGCTCATTTGGTGATGACGCACCAGTTGCGCCAAAATCAACTGGCGACTTTGAACTTTAATTTTTAACATGAATAGAAGGGGAGTGTAATGCTCCCCTTTTTATTCAAAAAACTTATAACATGATTAGTACAAAACTACAAGCACTTAGTGCTAATGATATTCCAAGCTATTGGGTGTTTGAACATTATTGCAAGTTAGATACTAAACTTGTTGGTCAAGATGTGAAAATTACTTCGCCGTTTAATCCTGGTGAGAAGAACCCTAGCTTTTGTATATATGTAAAAGGTAACCGGTATTTCTTTAAGGATTTCTCTACCGATAATGGTGGTAATCATTTAGAATTTTTGAAGTTAATGTATAACTGCCCAATTGAAAAAGCTGTGGCGATTATGCTTGAAGACTATAATGCATTCATGCTAGAAAATAGCGATGAGCGTTATATAAAATCTGAAGGTAGATATGAAGTAACTAGCTATCAAGAAAGAAGCTGGACCAATCTTGATGCTGCGTATTGGACTCAATATAAGATTGATTCTAATATATTAAATCATTATGATGTAAGACCATTAGAGTCTTATGTGATGGAGAAAGAAAACTCTAGAGATATAACTATTAAACATGCTTATATCTATGAGTATTTTAGAAGTGATGACGAGTTGTATAAAATATATCAGCCTAAATCTAAAGATAATAAGTTTCTTAAAGTAAGAAGCTATATTCAGGGGACTGATCAACTTAAGTTTGATAAGCCAAACCTAATTATCGCAAGTTCTCTTAAAGATATCATGACATTATCTAAGTTTGGGTATAATGCGGAATATGTTGCTCCAGATAGTGAAAATACTATTATCCCTAGCGGATCAATAGCAATGTATAAAGATCGTTATAAAGCTATATGTACTCTATTTGACTTTGATGAAGCAGGCATAAGATCTGCAGATAAGTACAAGAAACTCTATGGCTTGGAAAAAGTAATCTTACCTATGTCTAAAGACATATCTGACTCAGTAAGAGATCATGGTATAGATAAGGTGCATGAAAACTTATTTCCTTTATTAAAAGAAGCATTAAAGAAATGAGTTGGATATATAAGCATAAAGAATTCACCGAGGATATGATTCCTGAGGGTGCTGTAGGATTTGTCTATCAGATGGATGTTATCCTAGATGGTAGACGCATGTCCTACATAGGCAAGAAGAACTTCTTTGCGGATGTTAAGACAAAGCTTTCTAAGAAGGCTATGCCTACTGATAAACGCAAGAAGGCTTACAAGCGTGTAAGAAAAACTGTATATCAAAACTACTATAGTAGTAATGAAAAACTTAAGGCAGCTCATAAGGCTGGAGTGCAAATCAAAAGGACTATCCTAAAGATATGCTACTCTAAGACGGAGCTTTCTTATCAAGAAGTAAAGTACCAGTTTATGTGTGAAGTACTAGAGAAAGACTTCTGGTTAAACGCTAACATACTGGGGAGATTCTATAAACAAAAGTAATTATGGCAAGTATTAAATTAAGTGCACTTATCTCAAGACTACGAGATGAGGGTGTTACCTCTGTGGAAATTTCTTATGACGGGTCAGGTGACTCAGGTTCTATTGGAGATGTATATATTAATAGGGGTCTTAAATATCCACAATATGATTCTGAAGAACAGGATAGATTACAAGCCCTGTTCTCTGGAGAACTAGAAGACTTTGGTTATCACATCTTAAATAATCACTATAACTGGGATTGGTATAACAACGATGGTGGTTACGGTAATGTATGTATTGATGTAGAAGACAGCACGGTTTCTGTAAACGGTTATGTAAGAACAACCGAGGAAGCATATGAGAGTGTAAACATTGAGGATCTAGATTACTAATGGCTCATCCATATGATCATGCCCGAAGCTCTGTTAATAAATGGGGTGGGCAAATAGAGGATTACCTAGATATTCATAACTGGTTTGATGCTACTAAATCTTGGCTAGGTGATAGCCGCCATAGATTATTTAGACATCACAGTGAAGGTATCTTTGAGTGTGAAAAAGTATTTGGTACTCACATCACTAACTCAGATGGTAAAAGAGTTATGGTTCGCTATATAGGTGAACAACATGTAAAAGAAGATTGCAATGGTTATATACCAAGTGCAAAAGAATGGATAATTAACTTAGATAATCCACCGTTGTGGATGTTAAAAACCCAAAAGATAAATGACTAGTAATCTTAAAATCAGTGAAGCTGAGTACATGAACATGCTTAGCATGGTTAACTCTTCAGATAAGAGTAACCTTAATGTTGTACAAAGCATCTTAGAAAATATGGATATAGACACTAACATAGTCTATGTCTTAATGCTGTATAAAGAAATTAGTAATGAGCAAAGAAGTAGCTTGTTCACTGATCAGATAAGTGCTGTTGTAAACAAACACGCTGTTATTAAAGACGGTAACTTTAAGAATGTAGATTGGGCAACTATTATACATATTGCTCAGAAAAAGAAAGATGATCCTTTGCAAGAAAGTTTTGCTATAGCTCGTTTCTCTAATGAGATAGAGACGCAGCTTAAGGATGCCGGGTTCACCTTTATGGATAAATATAAAATCAGTATAACTAAGAAGCATGGATAAACATGAGAGTCTAGCTAAAGCAAGTAAAGAACTAATGTTGAAGGAGCCTTTTTACGGGCTCTTTC